CCAACCGCCAAGGAATCCTTGGTAGTTGAAACGAACCTGTAAGGAACACTGAATAATTGAGATTCACACCGCCCTGGGAAGTAGACGGCACGGAAGTGCGCGAGGAATACGCGCGCGGGGATTGGGCGTATGCGCTGGGGCGTCCCGCGTGCGAGCATCCCAGGTATGCCGAGGCGGTGAAGGTTGCGGAAGGGAAGCCCGACCGGCGAGGGCGCCGGTCCCACACCAAAGGCGCAAAGGCGTTCAATCCGTGGTGGATACGCAGTCTTAGCGATGTGGACGCGGTAATCGAGGGTTGCTGGATGGACGAAGAGGCCGGCCATCGGGTGTGTAAGTTCGCCACGAAGTACCTGCGGTATCCCGTGGAAGAAGGGGGCGGCACCGTCACGCTGTTGGATTGGCAGATATACGATCTCATCATGCCGCTGTTCGGGTGGAAACGCGCAAACGGATACCGGCGGTTTCACCGCGGCACGGTATGGGTGCCGAAGAAGAATGGCAAGAGCTTCATCTGTTCACTACTGGCACTCTATGGCCTGACGAAAGACAACGAGCGCGCGCCGGAAGTGTACGTCGCAGCAGGCGACCGGGACCAGGCGTCCATCATTTACAACGAATCGAGCCATCTCGCCAAGGCTTCACCGGTGCTGGCACAGCGTTTGCGCTTCGTGGACTCGACCCGGCGCATTTACCCCAAGAAAGGCCGAGGCATCTACCGCGTATTGTCGAGCGATGCGCAACTGGCCGAGGGCGTGAAATGGAGTCACGTGTACCTCGATGAGCTGCACGTGCAATCCCCGCGTATGTGGCAGACGCTCAAGGGTGGCGGTATATCGCGCATGCAGCCACTTATGCTGGCGATCTCAACGGCGGGTATTTACGACGAAACCTCGATAGCATGGAATCAATGGGAGCTCAGCGAGAAGATACACAGCGGCGCATTGAAGAATTGGAGCTACTTCGCATTGATGTACCGCGCGACCAGCGACGACGACTGGCACAGCGAGGATACATGGCGGCGGGCGAATCCCAGCTACGGCACGATCCTGCGTCCCGAGATATTCAAAGAGCTGCACGACGAGGCCGTGTCGAACCCCGTGGAACAGTCCAACTTCATGCGGTACCATCTGAACGTATGGACCCGAGCGAATGAGGTGTGGATTGACCAGGACGACTGGCGCGATTGCGCTGGCGAGTACAGCATCGAGGAGATGTATGGACGCCGCGCCTACGGCGGCATGGACTTGTCCCTCGAAGACGACCTGACAGCGTTCGCGTTATGGTTTCCGCCGCAAGACGAAGACGAGCCGCACAAGATGTGGGTATGGTTCTGGTTGCCAAAGGCGGTGGCGCTGGATAAATCGGAGTCCAACGCCGCGCCCTATGACATGTGGTTGCGCGACGGCTGGGTATTCGGCACCGAGGGCAACGTGATCGATTACCGTGTGATCAAGCAATTCATCCTGGAAACCGTGCAGCACTTCGACGTGCCCGAGATCGCGTACGACCGCTATCAGGCTACGCAAATTGTAACCGAGCTTATGGATGAAGGATTGACGATGGTTCCGCACGGTCAGGGCACCGTGTCGATGAACGCGCCCACCACCGAGATGAAGAAGCTGGTGTTGCAGCGCAATGTGCAACATCCGGACAATCCCGTGTTGAACTGGCAGGTATCCAACTGCCAGATCGTCTACGACAGCGGCGGTAACGTGAAGCTGAAGAAAAGCGACAAGACGCCGGGCCGCAGCGGGGGCAAGGGCTACAAGCGGTACAAAATCGACGGCGTGATCGCGGCCATTATGGGACTGAGCCGCGCCATTGTGCAACCGGACGCGATAGCGCCGGGAATCGTGGTGTTCTGAGAGGTATCCGTAAAAAGGCAGAGATCGGGAGGGGGAAAGGCAGAGTATGTATTGTCCGAAATGTGGATCGCCAAGGTCGAAAGTAACACATACCATCCACAAGATCGACGTGAAGGGAGCGTATATCGTGCGTTACCGTCAATGTCAACGCTGTGGTTGGCTGTTCCGTACCCGCGAGGATTGTGACGTGTCAAGCCCGACGGCCAAGTAATTCATGCTACATATAGCAAATCATTGCTACATATAGCAAATCACTTTATATCAATAAGTCACTTTGAGAAACCAATGATATAATGAGGCCGAACAAGGGATAGGCCATCCTTTGTGGTTGGTGAGTTTGCCCGGTACCGCTGCAGCGGGCGGTATCGGGCGCTTTTTATGTAAGGCGCAAGACATGGGTTACCGCATGGGAACAGTAGCGTGGCGTTGGATAGACGACGATATCGCCGACTTAAACGCAATGAACACGCTGCACGACGCGCGGCCCCACGAGCCGAACATGGATGATTCCACATGGACAGGCGAGCCGGTGGAGCGCGTGCGCATTAACAGGTAATTTCTCCCATCGCTTACCCTCCCGGGCGGGGCCTCGGCAATGGGCAACCTGCGGCGGGGTCCCGCCCAACCCCGACACGGAGATGATTGTGAAACGCGAGATACGGCATTTCAACATCGAAGCGCGCAGCGCGGAACCAGAAGAGAGTCCAACCAAGATCGTCGGCCGGGCAGCCGTCTTCAACACCATTGCCCATGGCGAGATGATCCAAAAAGGCGCCTTTGCAAAATCCCTCGAAGAGCAAGACGACATCAAAGCCTATCTGGGCCACAACCCCTTAAACATCCTTGCGCGCCGCGCGAACGGCACGCTGGAGTTATCCGAAAGCGACCAGGGCCTTGAAGTAACGATTTATCCCAACCTGGACAGCCAAGCCGACCGCGACATCCTGGCGAAAGTACAGCGCGGTGACATCAATCAGATGTCGTTTGGCTTTATGCCGGTGAAAGAAGAAATGGTGGACATCAATGGAGAACAAGTGCGCGTGCTGAAAGAGGTGCGGCTCTTTGAAGTCTCCGTTGTTACCGAGCCGTGGTACGAGACCACGGTGGCAGAAGCGCGCGAGAAGGCAGACGCCGATGAACAGCCGGAGCCGGTCCCTGCTGACCACTCCACTGAGAAAGCGAAACCGCGTCACGCGCTGCGATTGGCGAAACTCAAACTACTTGAAATGGAGTAACTGAATATGGACATCAACGCACTGCTCGAACAGCGGGCAAAGGCGATCCATGACGCGCGCGAGTTGGTGGAAAAGGCAACGGCCGAAGATCGCGATCTGACCGCCGAAGAAGAGGCGCGGTTTGACGCGTTCCACACCGAGGCCGAGAAGCTGAAGAAGCGTGTTGCGCAGATGGAGAAGCAGGAAGCGGAAGAGCTTTCGCTTGAGCATGCGCGATCCGTGGCGCTGCGTCCCGAGATCAGTGAGACCCCCGAAACGGCCGATGAACAGCGGGTAGTCGATGACTATTCGCGGTGGTTGCGCACAGGCACGGTTGACCGTGAATTCCGCGCGCTGCAGGCCGACGTAGACACGACTGGTGGATTCCTGATTACACCCGAGCAATGGGTAAGCGACCTCATCAAGGCCGTTGACAATCAGGTATTCATGCGGAGTCTGGCGACGACCTACAGCGTACCGACGGCCGCGAGCCTGGGTGCCGCATCGTTGGACAACGACCCGGCCGACCCGACATGGACCTCCGAGCTCAACATCGGTACGGAAGATTCCACGATGAGCTTTGGGAAACGCGACCTGAACCCGCATCCTCTGGCGAAGTTCATCAAGGTATCGCGCGAGCTTCTTCGCCGGATTCCCAGCGTTGAAGGCCTCGTCCGGGATCGCCTCGCGTACAAATTCGCGGTGACGCTCGAATCAGCCTACCTGACCGGCAACGGCAGCGGCCAACCGCTTGGCATCTTCACCGCGAGCGACAACGGCATCTCGACCAGCCGCGACGTTTCGAAGGGCAACACCGCCACGTCGATGAAATTCGACGGGCTGAAAGAAGCCAAGTACACCTTGAAGCAGCAGTACCGCAAGAACGCGAAGATGCTCCTGCACCGCGACGGCATCAAGCAGGTGGCCAAGCTGAAAGACGGCGAAGGCAACTACCTGTGGCAGCCGAGCGTGGTTGCTGGCGAGCCCGACCGCGTGCTGAACATCCCTGTGATTGAGTCCGAATACGTGCCCAACACGTTCACCGCGGGCGAATACGTGGGCGCGATTGGCGACTTCTCGTGGTACTGGATCGCAGATGCGCACCAGATGGAAATGCAGCGGCTGGAGGAACTTTACGCTGGCAGCAACCAGGTGGGCTTCCTTGGACGCTTTAACACAGACGGTATGCCGGTGCTTGAAGAAGCATTTGTGCGTATCACGCTGTCTTCGTAAGGAGGTGACAATATGCCGAACCTTTCCAGTAACGTAAAGATCACTAAGGTGGCGGACCATGCCATAGCTGACACGTCGCCGATCAATTCGACCTACGTAGACATGAGCGGTTACGAAGGCGTGCTGTTTGTCACTTCCTTTGGTACCGCCGCAGATAACAACACCATCAACGCGGCCCAGTGCGCCACGACCGGTGGTAACTACGAAGACCTCGAAGACACGAGCGTTACGTCCGGCACCTCCGACGCGGATGTGTGGTTGGACGTGTATCGCCCCTCGGAGCGTTACGTGCGCTGCGAAGTCGCGCGCGGCACCTCGTCCACCTGCGAGAGCATCTGGGCGATTCAGTACGGCGCGCGCAAGGCGCCGGTGGACAATACCACAAGCGGAACCATCACGGGTGAGCTGCACGCCAGTCCCGATGAAGGGACCGCGTAACCTCTGGCCAATAGCGGAGGGGGCGGCATAGTGCTGCCCTCTCCGTTCACGCAATAGGAGCAAGTGAGAATGGGATACAGCGCAGATGTATTCATGGAACAAGGCGGCTCGAAGTTGATCGTCGGTTCGAGCGGTTCGATCTGCTGGGGCACATCGTCCAGCAACGTCGCGCAGACCGGCTGCGTTCGCGCCGGTACGCACACGGTTACAAAAGCGGAAGACGACGCGGGAATGCTCGACATTGATACCGGGCTGTCAGACGTGACCGCGCACTTCGTGCAGATACTCAACAGCGGCGTGGCCGCAACCGGCGACATCGCGATCAGCGAGTCGGAGGGCAAGCTGACGATTGCCGACGGGTCAAACACCAAGGCCGTCGAAGGCTATGTGATCCACTGGATCGCGGTAGGTACCTGACGATGGGGGGTAAGCACATAGCGGGCCTGTTGGTTGGGTTGGCCGTGCTGGTTGCAATGCTTGTGGCGCCGTGTCCCTGGAACGGCGTGTTTGCGGCGTCCGGCACGACAGCCACGGAATCACACAACCAGTACACGGTGAGCTACAACACTACGGGCGCGGTGGCATTGACCGTCGCGCCGGTCGGCGCATTTAAGATCGAGCAAGTCACCTACAAGCTGAGCAACACCAGCACGGGGAATTTCACGATAGGCGTGGACGCCAGCGAAGGCGCTGCCTACGACACGACGCTGGTTACCGTGGACGTTGCTACGCAGGGCGTTAACTACGGATACCGATCCTCGGACGGATGGCTATTCAGCGAGGGTGACGAATGCGAGATCGCGTACACAAACGGGGACAGCCGGACGGTGGGGGTGAAGGTGTGGTACAGCCTGCTGCCGTAGAGCGCCGGATCGTAATGGTTGAAACAACGGATGGGCGGCGCATTGCGGTGAGCGAAGCGACCGCCCGCGATCTCGAACGCGCCGGAATGGTGCGCAACATTCTCTCGACAGCGCAACTTGCGCGAGGCGTGCAGTGTCGATAATTGAACGTATCAAAACCCGATGGCGTGGCGAAACCCGAACGCATCCATCGGTATGGGATAAAGACCCGGCGCTCAAGGAAGCGTGGGTGAAGTGGTTTCGTGGCAGTGGCAACACGACCGCCGGGATCGATATCACACCCGAAGTGGCGCTACATCTCCCGCCCGTGTTTGCGTGCGTGCGCGTAATCACTGAGACGATTGCCACACTGCCGATCCACGTGTACCGGCGTGAACGCGAGAGCGGCAAGACCAAGCGGATCGACATAGATCATCCGCTGAATAAAATCCTTCGAGAGCCGAACCCCGAGATGACGCGCGTGGAATGGATGGAGTGCATGATTGCCAACCAGGAAGCGCGCGAGAACGCCTATGCACAAATCGTATGGAACAGCGCGGGGGTGCCTCAATCGCTCTGGCCAATCCCTACCGACAAGGTGCGCCCCACGCGGATAGGCGATAGATTGGCATACCGTGTTGAGTGGCGGGGCAGCAGCCGCATCGTGCCCGCGCGCGACATGATTCACTTTCGTCCGCTGACAATGGACGGCGTGCACGGCGTAGCGCCCATTACCTATATGCGCGACGTATTCGCAATGGGCCTCGCGGCACTGCACTACGGCGCGGGTGTATTCGCGGGTGACGGATTGAAGCGCGTGGCGTTGACGATGGACGGTTCACCCCCGCAGCAAAACGGAGATCGCGGCGCGGCGTTCATCAAGCAACTGCAGGAAGCGTGGCGGCAACTGTACGGCGGTGGTGGAGATCGCGATCACAAGCTGGCCGTGCTGCATTCCGGGTTGAAGCCCACGGAGATTGGCATCAATCCCAAGGATGCGCAACTCGCGGAATTGCTGAAGGTGATTGCCATCGAGGCATGCCGCGCGTTTCGTGTTCCACCGACGAAGATCATGGAACTGGATCGTGCGCACTTCAACAACATCGAACACATGCAGCTCGATTTTCGCACGGATACAGCACTGCCTAGGTGCATACGCATCGAGCAAGAACTTGACAGGAAGCTGCTACGTAACGACGAGGCCAGCTTCATCCGCTACAACCTCGACGGGCTGTTGCGCGGTGATTACAAGAGCCGGATGGAAGGCCATTCGCTCGCCATTCAAAACGGGATACTGAGTCCCAACGAGGCACGCGACGAAGAAGACCGCAACCCATACGAAGGCGGCGACGTGTACCTGCTGCCGTTGAACATGGCACCACCGGAAGAGGGAACTGAACAACCCGAGCAAGAGCAACCGGGTGTGGACGGCGATTCCAATACAAAAGCGGTGGATGTGCAGCGAGAGACACGGGCGGCAACGCGGCGAGACGCGCGGAATAAGATCAAAAAGCAGTGGCTGCCGGTGCTTGTGGAAGCGTACACGCGACTGCTCAAGCGGGAGCAGAAAGACTTCCGCGAAGCGGCGGATAAGTTTTTGGGCACGCGCGGCGCGTACGAATTCACGCAATGGCTCGACGAATACGAGGCCATCCATCCCGACGTCGTGAAGCGGATTTTAGGACCGGCCATTGAGGGAATGGAAATGGCGCTAGGCCAGAGCGTTGCCGATGACCTGGGCATTGCGATGTCTGCCGACTTCGGCGACTGGGTGCGCGGGTGGATTGACTCCTACGCGGAACGGCACGCGGGGCGTTCCGTGGGTGAACTGCGCAGCCTCTTGCGCGAACACGAGGGCAACCCGGAAGCGCTGCTAGAGGAGATGGCGAAGCGCATCGAGAACTGGACTAACGACGCGGCATGCCGGGCCAACGACCGCGTAACGCAAAGCGATGGCGCCGTGGCGCGCGAAATCTGGATGCGCGCGGGGGTCAAGAAGATTCGATGGAATGGCGGCGACTGCGAGTTCTGCGCGCAGTTGGATGGCGTGGTCATTGGCATTGAAAATGACGCATTCGTACCTAAAGGGCAAAGCGTGAACGTGGAAGGCAAGTCGCCGATATGGGCGGGCGCGGATGTATTACACCCGCCGCTGCATCCTGGGTGTGACTGCTACCTGAGCTACGAATCATGAACTGCTACACCGACATAGAGACCGTTAAGGCCAAGCTGGGCATCACCGGCACGTCCTACGACCGTGACGTGCTGGCGATCTGCAATGCCGTGAGTCGTGATTTAGAAACAGCGGCGGGCCGGGTGTTCTACGTAACGGAGGGACAGGCGCGATATTTCGACGGCACGGGCACCGGCATTCTTTTGATAGACGATCTACTGAGCGCCACTGATGTAGCCACGGATACTGACGGTGACGAGAGCTACGCGGACACATGGATAGAGGGCACCGACTACGTGCTTGAACCGCGCATCGGGTACCCGAAGACGATGCTGCGCTTGCATCTCGATACCAACGATATGGCACTGGGCGGCGCGGGTACCACGGCCTACTTCAAGATCACTGGGAACTGGGGCGCGGGCAACATGCGCAGCGCCTCACCATGGCGGGCATCGGGCATCACCGGCACGGTAGCGGACACGACGGGCACCAGTCTGACATTGAGCGCAGCGGGCACGGCGCGCGCGGGGCACACGATACGCATCGAGAACGAACAAATGTTTGTCGAGAGCGTGGATGACGCAACGGCGACGGTCATTCGCGGTGTCAACAACACCACGGCTGCCGCGCACACGGCCGCTGATATCACATTGGCCGAATACCCCGATGCTGTAATCATGGCATGTGCCTGGATGGCATCGGCCACATGGCGCGAATTCGCGCATGCGGGATATGAGAGTGAACGCATCGGCGATTACAGCTACAAGATTTCAACGAGCGAACAAACACAGAAGATAGTGCGTCGGATTACCAACAGCGTGCGGCGCGAGGGGGTGGGATGAGCCTCGCTGGATTGCTTGATAAGACCTGCACCATCCGGCGCGTGACGCGAACCAACACCGGTCCGGAACCCGGGGAAACCTGGGCGGATAGCGCAACGGGCGTGCCGTGCCGCATCAGCATGTTACGCGCGTTTGAGGTCGCGCAGATGCACAACGCGATGGCGGTGACGCATCGGCTGTATTTGCCTTATGGCACCGACATTACCAACGACGACCGGGTGATTATCGACGGCGACACGTGGCACATCAAAATGGTGAACAGCGATCCCGGCAGTCGGCAACACCACGTCGAAGCCCTGATTAAGGCGGGCACATGAACGACGTGCAGATTATAGACAAGACCGCCGATGCGACGCGGAAGATTACATCGATTGCCGACCGCAACGCGCGTGACTTGACTGAAGACACTGCGAAGATGGTCAAGGCGATGATGGGCGATGCGTTCAAGAAGGCCAGTACCGGCGCGCTTGCGTCAAGCATAAGCACAAGCCGCAACGGTGAGATGGACTACGAATTGCGCACAAACGCAGTCAATACGCAGGGCGTGGGGTACGGCGCGAAACAGGAATGGGGATGGCACGACCGGAGCGGCAAGAAGCGCAAGGGCCGTCACATCATCCTACGTGCTACGTGGGGAATGCGCAAGCGGTACGAACGTGGCGAGAAGTGGAAAAACTGAGTGACGGATTCAAAGCAAATCCTATGGGAGTTTCTCACGGCCGCCGACACGGCGCTGTACGGATTGGTGGCGACGCGGGTGTGGAGTCCGCGCGCGCCCGAGGGTTGGCGCAACACCAGCGCCGCTGTGATCTACGACGTGAACGAAAGCGCGCACGCGACGGGCGCCATGAATGAGGTCTTGATTACCGCCAACTGCTACGGCGGGACGTTGCGGTATAGCGACGCGGACGCGGTGTACCGCGCGCTATTCGACAGGTTACACGGTGCGCACGGAAAACGGTGTGCAAGCGGAACATTACACGCTGCCTATCTTGTGAATGGCAGCGTTGGCGATAGAGAAATCGAAACGGAGTGGCCATTTGCGGCCGCGACGTATCGAGTGATCACAAGTGGTTAATGAAGGAGATACGCAATGGCTGATCCAACCGGACTGACGATTCAAACGGCAACCAGCGCGGGTGCTGAGCTTACACTCACATCCGCCGATACAGTCAACGGCAATCGTTGGCTGAACTCGGGCAATGAAATTCTCGTTATCTACAACGCGGGCGAGAGCTCCGCAACGGTGACAGCGACAACGGCGCTGCAGATGGACGGCGACCTCGACATCGAAGACCGTGTGTGGACCGTCGGTGCGGGTGAGTACCACTTCGCAACACTGCCGCGCACGGACATCTACAACGACGCCAGCGGCTATGCGGTAGTAACGGCCGGTGGCGCCGCCGCGGCAGACATCGCTTTTGCCGTAGTGAAAAAATAAGGAGAGTTAAACGAAATGGCAACAGCAGAAACCAGCATCATCTACCAGATCGGCATTCACGCAACCGCCGAGACGACCGTGCCCAGCCTTCCCAACAAGTATTCACACATCTCGTTGCCGGGTTGGACTGTGATTGGATCGCGGGATCGCGGTGACGATGCCGACCTCGACGAAGACAATGTTGACATCGGGCTTGTGCGCGAAGACGTGGAGATCAATCCGCCGATGGCATTGACGGCCAAGGACGCGCTCCTCCGCAAAGCGGGCGCGGACAGTTTCGAGTTTGTGTGCTACGACGGCAGCGAAGACCTGCTTGAACTCGACAGCGACATCAGCATCGCGGGGAACATTGCATCGATGAGTACCACGCGCACGAAGCGCACGGTGCTTATCGAGGTAAACGGGCTTTGGGTGGATTACTTCCCGAACTGCGTTGTACGCGTTTCGCAGATGCCGACCGGCATCGCGGAAGGCGGTATCAGCCGCACGCGGTTTCAGGTGCGTCCGCTCGGCACATCCACCATCGGTGGTGGCTGGCAACGGCACTGGTTCCAGGCGGCATCGTAACATTAACTGAGGAGGGTACACCGTGGACGCTACGGATTCTGAAATCCTTGAAGGCAAGACACTGACCGTAGAGGTAGGCGGGAAGTCCTACGTGTGGCGCGAGCCGGTGCGCCGCGAACTGCGCAGGATGCTTCGCGGCCTGTTGCATATCGACCATATGCGTGCGGGTAAAGATGAGAACGATCCAGAGCTGCTGCTTGATTTGGTAGATGCGATTCTCGACTTCTTCTATGCGCACAACAGGGCGATGGCCGCGGACCAGAAGCATCTCGACAACTGTGCCGAAGATGAGATTGCGGACGCATTCCAGGAGGTGGCGGCGTTCCTGCAGGCCCCTTTATTGGAAATGCAAAAGCGGGCGGCCGCCAAGATGCGCACGCAGAAAGCCGCGTCTACGAAATCCTGATGCACGAGTGGGGCATTCCGTTTCACGTTATCGAGAACGAGTGGACACAACGGCAATTCGACGCGATGTGTGAACGATTGGCAGAGCGCATGAAGCAACAATCGAGGGGCCATGAAAGGGGCAACTCGGGCGTGACGCGAATGCGCTACAAAGACGCGATTACGCAGGGGCTGTTCTGATGGCAATCCAAGCTGGCGATGTTGTATGGCAAATTAAGGCCAGTACCGATCCGCTCAAGAAGGGGATGCAGGAAGGATTGCAGACGGTTCAATCCGGTGCGCAGAAGATCGCCGACCACGCGCGGCAGATCGGCATTGCGTTCACGGCGGCGGGTGCTGGGATCAACGCCGCACTGACAGGTTCCGTGTACTCATGGGCGACGGCCGGTAACGAAATCGACAAAGCCTCGAAGCGCATGAATATGGGCGCGGTAGCGACCAGCGAATTCAAGCACGCGCTTGAGTTAAGCGGCGCGAGTTTGAATCACTTTGAAACGGCCATTAAGCGGATGGGGCGAACGCTTATCGATGCCGAGCGTGGCAGCGCCGAAGCCGAATACGCCATTGAGGAGCTTGGGCTTAGCGTAGAAGACTTCGCAGGGAAATCTCCCGACGAACAATTTATGATGTTCGCGGAAGCGCTCTATGGCGTCGAAGACGCTTCAAAGCAGAGCGCGCTCGCCCAGATGTTGTTTGGCCGCGCGGGTACGCAACTGCTGCCCTTAATCAACCAGGGTACCGAGGCGATCATGGAACAGCGGCAGGAAGCGCACGAGCTTGGCCGCGTGTTCGATGAAGAAGCCGCAGAGAAGGCCGCCGCCCTGGTGGATGATTTAGATCGCCTGCAAAAAGCCATCGGCGCATTGGTGTTCCCGATTGCCGAAGCGCTTGCTCCAACAATCATGGAATTGGCTCAGAAGTTCACCGAAGTTTCCATCAGTATGCGGGGGTGGATGGAAGAGCATCCCGGTATGACGAAGGCGATTACGATTGTAGTGGGCGCAATTGGCGTACTCCTTTCCGTACTTGGTCCAATCCTGATGCTTATGCCGGGCATCGTGGCAACGATGGGATTGTTCAGCGGGTCAGCCGTTGGCGCCGGTGGTGCCATCGCTGGATTAAGCGGAGCGCTCATTGCAGCGCTGCCCGTGGTCGCTATGGTTGGTGCGGCACTTATTCTCTTGGCCCCTTTAATCGCCGGTGTTGCTAAGGAGTATCGGAGTTGGCGTGATGCTGTTGAACAAAAACGCCAATCCGAAGAACGCCTCGCAAAACAAATCGACGAGCGCATCAAGCAGATTGAGGCGATGGGGATCGCTGTTGACAAGTCCGCGCTCAAGGAAATGGATGCGCAAGAGCAGATACTGTACCTAAATGGACTGGTGCGCGACAGCCAAGACGAGACACTCAAGAAGTATCTCGAAAGTTACGGAGATCGGGAGAAGGCGCACAAGCAATTCGCGCAAGCCAAGAATTTGCTGCTTAACGAAGAACTGTCTGTAGAGGAAGCGGCCAAACTTGCGATGATGGATTTGGACGCGGATGTCGTCAAGAACCTGATGGCAGCCAATGAAGAGCAAACCCGGTCGATGTTGGAGTTCCTTGGCGTCCGGGAATCCATAGCGCAGGAGTCTGTTGAGATTGATCGCGCCGCCGCCGATAAAAACATACAGGCGCAAAAGGAAACCGTTGTAGCGCTTGAAGGCACCAATCAGGAACTCCAACACCTGACCGACGAGTACGGGCAGAGCGTTCACCAAAGCACGTCAAACGTCTCCGCGAGTATGCAGAAGATGGCCGCCGTTGGAGAAAATAACGTTGAACGGTTCACCGGCGCGAGCAGTGAATACCTATCACAATTCGATAGCGCGGCAACACAATACCTCGGTTCCGCAGGTAATGCCTTTGAGCAACTTGAGATAGCGTCCGAGCAAGTGCCCAGCACGATGGCGCGTTCTATGGAAGCGACCGTGCGAGCAGTGTCCAGTGCTGTGGATCAAATTGAACGCGAGGTAATGCGAGCTATTCGCGCACTGCAACAACTCAACGCCAACAAGCGGCACAGTCCATCCATCAACGATCAAGTGAGGTCCGGCCTCGCAACCATGAAGCAGATATTTTCCAAGGAGATGGCGGAGCTTACGGAAATTACGGGCGGCCCGCACGCCAACCTATCCGCCGTGGCATTGCCGGTTCCTCGAACCATAGCAGCAACAGCAACCGAGCGAAACATGACAACGAACAACAGTGCCCAAGTCACGATTGATCTTCGCGGCTCGGTGATGAAGAAAGACGCGGACATCAACACGCTACTCGACAGGCTGAGTGACATGATGACGGCGCGGTTCAGCGCGGCGGGGTTGCAGTATGGCTGATGCGTTTACATTTCATGGCACGGATGTCAGCACGCTGGGGGTAACGGTAGTCAGCAGTACCAGGCAACGCATGGCGGATGTGACGTTCTCTTGGGAGCAGCGGGGACTGTCTCAGGGTGGCGTGCCGATGGGTGGGCAGCGCATTCCGAAACGATGGACAGACAACTGTTATCTCGTGGGTACGAGCGCCGAGACATTACGCACGCGCATGGATACCTTGTGTGCGCTTATCGATCCGCGCCACGGGGACCGGCTGTATGTGTCGGATGAGGAATCCGACTTGAGCGCATCCTTACAGCGGGGATCGTACTGCCGCATCAACGGGCCGATAAACGCATCTTTCGAGGGGCGCTGGGGGTACCGTTTCGAGTTGAACTGGATCAACGTGCGCGGCACGGACGTCGGCGCTACGGAGAACACCGATCTGAGCAACAGCGGCACGTTCAACGTAAGCGTGGGCGGCAACACGTATGCCTATCCCGTGTACACCTTCAGCACGGGTTCCTTCACGTTGACCAACAACACCACGGGCGAGAGCATGACGGTGACCTCACCCGCAACCGACGTGGTGGTGAATACGTGGAACAAGACGATCACCGGCACGGTGGCGGGATCGTCCGCTAACATTATTGGATTTCTCACGCCGGGCGGCAGTTTCCCGCGATTGCAGGGAGGCACCACAAACTCATTGACGCTTTCATTGGGCACGGTTGATCTGGCCTGGCGAAACGAGTGGTTATGAGCGACGGCATTTTCGATAGACCGCTATACGACGAAGTGCCATTCAATGGCGATGCAGGTTCCGGCTTGGGATACGAACCCGGCGATGTGCCGACACCCGAGCCGTATCCTGGAAGCGCCCGCCTCGATGAAGCCATGGCATCGAGCTCGGGTGACACCGACGTTGTGCTGGTTACCGGTTCCGGCGATTCCCTGCCGATAACCTATCCCTACCTGATCCGCATCGGCAGTGAAATTATGGCGGTGACGAGCCGCCTCGACGACACATTAACGGTGACACGCGGCGCGGCCGACAGCACCGTGGCGGCGCATCCCGCTGGCGCGTTGGTAACCGTATACAGTCACACCAATGAGGTGGAAGCGGAACCCGCGCAGTACACGGAGCGCTACACCATCGAAGTGCAGAACGCTACCGGCGCGGTGCAAACGTATCTGCCGGATGCGTTACAGGCGAAGTGGGTGCAGGCGATTAACGAGCCAAGCACCATGACGTTCACCTATCCGCAGACATCGGACGCGGTAGATACAATTGTCGCGCCCAACGTGATTGTGTTGCGGGATAGCAACAACGCGATTCTCGATAAGTTCATCGTGGCGCAAACCAGCGCGAAGCGTGAAGTGGACGGGCGGCTGAGCCTGAACGTTCACGCGGAAGGGTATCTATCCATCCTTGGCCGCGTGGTGGTGGAAGATTACGAAGCCGACGGCGAGAACGTTAACGCGGTGATCAACTACCTACTGGATTTACAACCGGACGATCTGCCGTGGGCGAAGGTGCAGCTCGGTAGTGTACACGAGACCTACGGCAGCCAATCCGTAAGTATGAAGGTCGAAAACAAAACCGTTCTACAAGCCTTGCGGCAGTTGCGCGGAATCATCGGCGGATACTTCAAGGTCGATGTGACGGCATCGGGCACACCGTTACTTCACTGGGACGTATTGCGGACATCATTGAACGCGCCTCGGCAGATCGCGGGTAATCGAAACAGTCCCTGGATGACGGTGACGCGAGACTGGCGAACGGTGCGCACGAAGGTGATTGCTTACGGCGCGCAGATCACCACGGGCACGGGCGAAGAAGCCGTTACGGAACGGCTGCGCAGCGAGGTAACCAGCGACGCGGCGAAGATCGCTGAGTACGGCACGACGACGGCCATATATACAGAATCGTCGATTACATCACAAGATACCCTGGACGACTTCGCGGCGGCGCGGTTAGCGGAACGCGAGTCGCCCCGCACGGAGTATTACATCGGCGCGATTGAACTGAACAACGCCGATACCAGTTGGGATTACGCGGACGAGCCTTTGAACCTGGGCGACGGCGTGCGGGTAGTGGACACCGATCTTGGCATACAACTCGGCACAGCGATCACCAAAGTCACGCGGGTACTCGGTGGAAACACGAACGTTGAACACGGCGATAGTTGGGTAGAGGGATACGAAGACACGGGCGCGGTGGTGGAATTGGCCGATCCGAATTCGGCGCTGGATGGCGTGGGCTATCCCGGTAATCTGAACAAACCTCGTGATTGGTTCGACGAGATCATCGACCTGAAAGAACGGGTAGACGACCTCGACGACAGCATTGCCGATGTAGACATCGACCCGGCAGACATCGACCCGTCCGAGATTGACTGGAGCGAATTCGATATAGGTGAATTTCCGTGGGACATCCCGGACTGGGACGAGATTGATTTTCCGTGGGAAGACTTTGTGCAAGAACAGATAGAGGGCACGATCACTGAGCAGGTGATTCCTGACATTCCACAACCGGGCGACGATATTCAAGATGTTGGCGAAGAGAACGATCCCGGTACCAGTTTGCTATACGCCAGAGAAGATCATGTACACGCAGGTGTGTCAAGTCAGGGCGTACAGTTTGCTATTGTAGGTACGAAGGATGAATTGCCACTCAATCTAGGCGCACCCTACCTTGGCTATACCACGAGCGATGGCCGGTATTATGCCTTTGTGGGGAGCGCGTGGATTTCATTCACACATTTGGAAACACCTGAATAATGAACTGGTTAAACTATGGACATTGGGAAGGGTTGTCAGCGGCCTACCTCCCATATCTATATTGCGAGATCATGACATCCGTTCGGGAGCGTTATGTTATTGCGCTGTCTACGGACATTGGGGAATATAATCCTGCTAACTACGCAGGTGAACATATACAGGATTTTGTCAACGGTCGCCTCCCTTACATGCAGCAGATGTTAGAGAACCTATGCAGCAGATGGGCATCCAGTCCTGGTGAACTAATGAACGCAACCACTACACCGTCTGATCGGTTTTACTCGGCGTTAGATAAAACCAGCTGGCCTGGTGGGTGGCTTTCTCCTGAATACCTTACCGATGTTCGCCCGTGGATACAGGCGCGGCAATTTGTATGCTGCCTTCTCTACGCACAGCGCCATGTTTGGGGAAGGTATGACGGCTACTGCGAGTGGAGGGATGAGCTTGAATCTATTCCGCGCAGTTATCCACAAGTATACCCAACACTGCAAAAGGGGTGGGAGTATATGTTGGATGGGGAAGAGCATAAAGAATGGGGATTGGTGCCCGGCATCCTGCTCTTAAAAAACATAGTCCAATATAAAAGTAGTTTTGCTGCTTCCCATATTGCAAGAAATGGGGGCCAATCTTATACGAAATTTATACACAAGATTGATCTTACAAATGAGCCCACGGTAGGGAGTGTCGTTAAGTGGAAACACGGAGATAGCACCGGCGATATAGGCGTAGCTTGTGGCTCTGGTGGTTACTGGGGATACAACATTTACAAACCGTACTTAGCAGCACCAGTGACTCTCAGAGCAAAGGATACGGAAGGCAATGCGATTGTTGCGGAAATAGGTGCTGATGGTGTGGTGACCTCGTTTACCTTTAACGGAGATGAGTTATCCCTAAATGCACATAATAAATACTACTTACCCGATTTCACCACACCACTCCCGCGAGGCGGGTACTTTGAATATGGTTACGAACTAACCACAGAGCTTCCTGAGAGCACTTACTGGGAAATGGATATTGACACCTGGAACAACTATTCAGGCTGGGGCTCTATGGGGATCGGGATAACATGGAACAACCTGCAATACGTGCTAGGTCTGAGTAGCCTCGACTTCACCTACGGCTAACTTTCTGGAGCTTAATCCATGACTGAATTTTATGTAGCAAAAAACAGGGCAACGGGTACGCTGAACACGGCGCTCACGGACGCGGTTGACGACGTTAGCGTGGTGCTTACCACGGGCGACGGCGGCAGCTTCCCTTCGACGTATCCCTACCCGATTACCATCGACGACGAGATCATGGTGGTAACCAACCGCTCGGGCGATACGCTCACCGTCACACGCGGCGCGGAGAACACGGCGCGGACGGCACACGACGCGGGCGCGGATGTAGAACTGCGCATCACGGCGAAGTACATCACTGACCTTCAAACCGCCGTAACGACGCTCGAAGGATTGACGATGCTCACGGCGTCGGACATCGACACCGAGGCGAAGCTCGAATCGCTTGTCGGTGACGTTACAGACATCCTCACAGACAACGACGAGGCATATGGCTACCTGATCAACAGCGCGGGTACGGCGGGCTATGTGTGGACGTCGCAAGGTAGCGGGCGCGGGCAATGGGCGGAACTGCCGGAATATACCGGCGCGACGGGTGCAACGGCGGGTGTGTCGGGCATGGTGCCGGACAGCACGGCGGGCGATGATGATCGCTGGTTCAATGTTGACGGCACATTCAAACAGGTGCCGGACATGACAGGCGCGGATACTGAGACGGCGGGTGCATCAGGATTAGTACCCGGGCCGACGGCGGGCGCGTTGGAGCGCTACCTGCGCAGCGATGGCTCATGGAGTACGCCGGGCGTCGATAACGTTGGCGGGCCGGGTTCGAGTGCCGATAACGCCGTGGCGCGTTACGATGGCACAGACGGCGATGTGATCCAAAATTCAGGCGTCACGATTGATGACAGCAACAACATGACCGTTCCGGGCACGCTTACCCTCGGCAGCGCCGGGCATCTACTGAGCAATAGCGTGGGGTTGCTAGACGGCGCGAAAATTCAGGACGCGACAATCACGGGCGTTAAGCTGGTGGATTCGGGTGTGGCTGCGGGAACATACGCTATCCCTACCATGACGGTTGACGTCAAGGGCCGTGTAACCTATGCGGCAAGCGGTGGCGTTGGCCTAACCGATCTCAACGACGGCGAAACAGACTATACCGGCGCTGCCGCGCAAACGATTGTTGTAAATGGTACGGAAGACGGCTGGGAGTTTGGGCCGGTAGCAACGGCCACAGCAACAGCGAACGCGATACCCATAGCGGATGGAAATAATGAACTCGATCCAGACTATCTCCCCGACTTCGTGGGCGACTCCGGCTCGGGTGGCACCAAAGGCGCCGTGCCTGCACCCGGCACCGGCGACGCTGCGGCGGGTAAGTACCTCGCAGCCGACGGCACATGGACCACGCCCAGCGGCACCGGCAACGTCTCAGGGCCGGGCACGTCTACCGACAACGCCGTGGCGCGGTTCGACGGTACGGGCGGGCAGACCTTGCAGGACTCGGGTCTGCTGGTAGACGACTCGGACAACGTGACGATACCGGGAACGATCACGGCGGGTAGCGGGGCGAACCTGTTGACGAACAGCGCGGGCCTCATTGATGGCGGCAAGTTGCAGGCGGGTACGGTCGGGGCGGCCGCCGTGGATTTGGACGTGGACGATCTGAACGACGTGACGATCACGAGCGCGGCCGATGCGGACCTGCAGATTTACGATGCGACGGCCGGAGTGTGGAAAAACCACGCGCTGAGTGGGGATGGCGTTTTAAGCAACACCGGCGCGTTGACGGTGAGCAATGTCGAAGGCAGTGCCGTAGACATCACCGGCACGACAGCGGAAACCACGGCGGATGATGCGGACGAAATTCTGATCTACGATTCGACGGCAACCGCCAACCGCAAGATAACGCGCGCGAATTTTCTGAGTGGTGCAGGCGATATAACCGGCCCCGCGTCAAGTACCGATAACGCCGTTCCTCGTTGGGACAGTACGGGTGGCGACACGTTACAGGATAGCGGCGTCACTATCGATGATGATGACAACATGGTAGTAGCCGGATCGGTTACCGCAGACAGCGCATCCGTAAGAAGAACAGGCAGCACGGCGCTTACCGCCGAAGAGCGGATCGGCGTCGCAGCAGAGATTACATGGGGCGGCACCGTCGACGCGGATTCAACAGTCGCGGCCATCACGGGAATCGCCGCGCCTGCATCGGGATGGAGCGGCGGTAACGGTACGGCTATCGGCATTAGAGGCAGCGGTAAAGTAGGCACAGTATTGACGAACGCCGCTGACGTTATAGGCGTAAACGCAGCGCTGGACTTTAGCCAGTCGGGTTCAGCTACAAACGCTACGGCACTAAGCGTCACGCATAGTGGATCAACTTCGACCGTCGTGAATGCTTACGGCATTAAAGTCGGCGACGTGGCTAGAGGATCGTCTACCAATTATGCGCTGTACACCGGCACGGGCGACGTGCGCTTCGGCGATGACGTGCACATTGTGGGTAATCTCACTGTGGACGGCACGTCGCCGGGTGGCGCAAGCGAGCTGAGCGACCTGAGCGACGTGGATACCAGCGGCGTTACCAACGGGCAGATTCTCTACTACGACAACACGTCGGGTACGTGGTTGCCGGACGACGCGCCAGCGGGCAGCGGTTCCACTACATTCACCGGCCTGACCGACACGCCGTCGGCCTACACCGATCAGGCAGGTAAGTATCTCAAGGTGAATTCGGAAGAGACGGCGCTTGAATTCACCACAGCGCCGTCGGGCGGCACAGCCGCCGATACCCTATGGACATTCAGGCCAACCGATTATGAACCGCCGTCGAGCAATTACGCGACGCTCGACACGCGCAATGGACATCCTGTACTCGACTTCGACGCAGACACCGACGAGAGCGCGGTGTGGTCGGAT